CCGGAAAACCAACCAACGTCTGCTCCTTGAACAGGAGCATAAGGACTTCGGTTGGGTCACGTCAACTGTGCTCTTAAACAAAGCAAAGTCGATTATTCGTGACGTGTTAGGGGAAGTCGAAAGATTTTCCCTCGACAACGGGGCCCACTCAAATGGGGCTTCTACGCGAATCCGGCGCAGCCCAAAGGCTGCAATCCTAAAGCACGCAGGTGAAGCAAACGTAAGCTCGAGTGCGGTGAAGCACTGGATGCTAGACAGCGCCAAGGAGAGTATACTCCAAAAGCAAGTCTTGGCTATCCATGAGAGCTCAACGTTCTTTACTGTTCCCAAGTCAACTGACATCGACCGAGTGGCTTGTAAAGAGCCCGAGGTCAATATGTTCATGCAGCGTGAAGTAGGTAAGTACATCCGAAACCGGCTGAAGAGAGTGGGGATTGATCTTCGTGATCAGACCCGCAATCAACAGCTGGCAGGGCGTGCTTATTCTACCAATCTCGCTACCATAGACTTGTCGTCAGCCAGTGACTCGATCACCACTACGTTGGTGTGGCGGTTGCTGCCGTACGGCTGGTTTAGCCTCCTAGACGACCTCCGTGTAAAAACGGTGGAAGTTGACGGTGAGCAGCATGAGCTGGCTATGTTCTCCAGCATGGGGAACGGCTTCACTTTCGAACTCGAATCTCTGATATTTTACGCGCTAACGCGCGCGATTTGTTGGAGGTCCGGTTCTAAGGGTGAGGTGTCAGTTTATGGTGATGATATCATAGTCTCCTGTGATGTGGCTAGAAGGCTCGCGAGAGTCTTCAGCTGGTTGGGTTTTAAGGTTAATCCGAAGAAGTCCAACTGGTCCGGTCCATTACGAGAAAGCTGTGGTAAGCATTTCCATAAGAACAGGGAAATCACTCCTTTCTACTTAAGAAAGCCTGTTGACTGTAAAGTCGACGTGATACGGGTTCTGAACCGCTTACTGCAATGGTCGAGTGAAGGCACGGGTATCATTCTTGATACTCATGTACTGCTCTTCCACCAGAAGTGGGCAAAGATAATTCCCGACTCTATGGCTGGAGGCAACGATCCTGAAAGGGATACGTGCCTTGTTGACGACCGTCCTTACGGGGGCTGTCTGAGACGCCTAGAGACGCCACTGGACTACGAGCATGAATACGCTCTCATCTGGTGGCTAACCACGAAAAGGTCTAGCTTTAACGAGCTAGAGAGTGATCCATCCAAGGTGTCAAAGTTTACCTCTGACCCCTATAGCGAGTACCACTACGTAAAAGTGTGGGATGACGCCAAGGGAAGTCACGTGAACAAGAAAGTACACAAGACT